ACTACTGAACACTACTTGGCAGAATATAATCGAGTTTGTGTTTCAAATGCAGAAAATAAACAACAATATAAGGGAGAGAATAATGGCAATACATAAGCTAGAACATGGTCATACGATTGAGTTTAATGAAGAAAAGCACGTCTATATACATAACAATGATTATGTAGTTGGAATGAGTACATTACTTGGAAAGTTGGCAAGTCCAGCATTAGAGAATTGGAAGATTAGCCAACAAGTAAATGCTATTAAAACTGAAATGGAACATCAAGGTATTCCAATTGACCAGATACAAAAGATAGTTACTAATGCTAAAGCTAATGCAAGAAAGTCAGGAGATAATATTTTAAATATTGGTTCTATGGTACATAAGTTTTGCGAGATGTGGCTTAAAGGAGAAAAATTTACTGACCCAAGCGACCCTGTAATATTAGGTTGCTTTGAAAAGTTTAAAAAGTTTTGGACAAAACATAAGTTAAAAGTTGTAGAGTCTGAAAAGGTTTTATATTCTGAACGAGGGTTCTGTGGAACTTTAGACTTAGTTGCTAAAGACTATGACAATAACCTTTGGCTCATAGATATAAAAACTTCTAAGGGTTTGTTTCTGAATATGGTACACCAATTACATGGTTACTCACTTGCCTATACAGAGCAAACAGGAAAGAAGATCAATAAGATGTATATAGTTAGACTTCCAAAAGATAGTGGAGAGTTCGAGGCTAGACATATCTTATATAAAAAGGAACACTTAAAAGCATTTTTAGGATTACTAAGTTGTCATAAATCTGAGTTAATGTTTAATGAGTCAGTACGAAAATACAATCAACTAAAAAAAGGAAATAAAAATGTACGAAAAAACTAAATTCGATAAACCTTTCTGTGGATTACAAATGAGATTATTCCCTACAGGAAACCAAAGCCCAAAGTATGAATATTCAGGTCAGGCAAGTAAAGTTAAATTTAAGTGTAGCTTAACCAAAAAAGAATATGGTTTATCACAAGTTAATGATTGGTTTAACACACCTGAAGTTCAAGAATATACTAAAGCTGGTTATGTTTTAAAATATATGACTAAGACTCAGGAAATGCAAAATCCACCACAATATGCTAAAGGTAATCTTGAGCAGATAATTTGTTTGGTTATGATTAAACCTTACAAACCACAAGCTAATGTAGATGGGTTTAAACCTGTAGGCCAAACTATGCCTCAATATACACCACAACCAATGACTCAAGCCCAACCATCAGCACCAGATAATGCTATGCCTGTCAATAATATGTCTGATATGGACGATGAGATTCCATTTTAATGACTAAATTAGATAAAGCATTATCAGAACTATCTGATACTCAAGAAAAACTTATTAGCGATTTCTTTAATCTTAAAAAAGATTTCGCTTTTAAGGTCGAGGAATTACAAGCTATGTATTTGGAGAATAAAAACTTACATAAAAAAATAGAAATGTTAGAAAAAGAAAATCATAGTTTAAAACAACAAAATAAAATGCTAATTCAAGAAGCAGAAGAAATGCTTTTATATCCCTAAAGGAGATAATTATGTTAATTTTTGGACGAACACCACAAGATTGGAAAGAAGTTGAACAGAATTACAGACGAGAATATGTAATTTTTTTAATAGGATTTATATTAGGAGTTATATTGATATGAGTTTAAGTTTTAAATCTTATGAAGAACTAGAAAGAGCATCAGAAAGATGGGCTGATTGGCATAAGAAAGTAATTGTATTAGATGAGGGTCGTAAAGCTACTTATTCTAAACTTTTTCTTAAATACAAGCTAGATACTAAAACTGTTATAGAGGCTGAACATAAGGCCAGAACAGATGTAGAGTATAAAGAAGTTGTAGAGCAATATGCTTATGCAGAAGAAGAATTAATAAAAGCTAGATACCATTACAACAACCTTGATAAGTATGTTAGCTTAAAACAATCAGAGTTAAAAAGAGATTTAGCTTTGAGTAATAAAGTTTAATGGATTCTACTAACGATATATTGATTTGCTCCCCATATATGTGTTTAGTAGATAGAGTGGTCAGGGAGACTTGGCCACTTGTTAAAAAGAATTTTGGGAAAAATAAAGATAGTTTTTATAAACGACTATCTCGTTGAATTGACCCAAGATAGCTAAAGTAGTTTTTTCTCTCTCTTATTACTTTAGTTTGAGATTAGGGTAGTTTCTTAACTGGTTGTAAACTGCCCTAGTTTCTTGTTATATCAAAATATTTTAAATCAGTATCTTCGTGGATTCCTGTATAAGAGTATTCGTAATTGATTAAATCAACATCATTTCTTTTTTTAATTTCTTCAACCATCTGATTGACTTTAGTAAAGTATGGAAAAGTATCTATAAATTTAAAAGAAACATACGAGCCATAAGGATTATTAGAAGTTTCTAATTGTATTTCTAAGTCTGTGATTACAGCATCAACTTTTATTTTGTCCATTTGGACATATTACTTCTTTTTGTTTCTGTTTAAAACCTTATCTGTCATTTTAGTTGAAAATGTTGCTGTGAATACAATAATTACAAGATACCATACAGAGTCAGGTAGATCATTTATTATTCTTACCCATTCTTCAAATCTATCTCTTGTACTTTCAAACCACCCTGTACTTAACATTCCAATAAGCCAAATAAGTAAAAGTTCATCTTTAAAACTTTTATCTTGGCTTTTAATTCTAGTTATATCTACATCTTTTGCGGCCTCTATTTCTGCGGCTCTTATTGTTTTAACTTTTTCAGCTTTGTGTTTAAAATGGTCAGTTACTTTACCAACTGCTAATTTTGTTAATGGATTTGATAATAATTTAAGCCAGATCATAAATAAGTATTATTTGTTAATATTAATAATGTTGTCCAATATACCAGAAGAATAGAATAAATTAAATAAGTGAATTTCATTCATTTCTAATATTCCTTATTTTTTATTTTTCAACAAATCTATAGCTAAATCACAATAATGTTTGATCTTTTCTAAATCTTCTATGCCATTCTTATTTTCATATCTGCAAATATATTTAATTACATTCCCTTGTATAAAAGATAGCTTATTTTTCATTATAAACTCTATAGGCTGTATCTTATATTCCTTGTAGTGTGTACCACCTATTTGCTTGTCAGTAGCTTTCTGTGTGGCTCTGTGTGGGTTCTTGTGGGTCATTTATAGGAGTTTACCTATCCATTTTCCTGATTTATCTAAAATCATAGGTTCAAGGATTGGAATACCATTAATGATAACTGCTGTACCAATAACAGGCCTAGCTTTCTGTAACTTATTATATTTAAAAGCAAGTGCTTTAGGGTCTATCAAACAACCACATTGTAAGCCATAATATAAACCCAAACTATTTCCATAGTACCTACAGCCATATAACGAATGATAATGCCCTTGAACTGCACTCATTCCTAGACTTTGTGCTAATTTAAAAACATCTGCTGTTTTTCCATGACAGAAATAAACTTTACCTAATGGAGTATCTAAAGTTATATCCTCATGCCATTTCCAACCATTTCCAACTTGTAAGTAATCATTATAATTTTTTATATATGCTTTTGGTATTCCATGTTTAAATGCTCGTCTATAAACAAGACTTCCATGATTAGAGTCTAACAAATCCATTTTAGGAAACATTTTTTCTAGTTCTTTAATTTTAGGTATTGCTAATCTCAATTCATCTCCAGCACTAGGCATATCGCTATCTTTGTCATGGAATGACATACCAGCGTGATCTACCTCATCTCCCAAATGAATTACCCTATCAAATTTTTTATATTTTTTAGTAAGTGCTTTTAAGAATGGAATTAAAAATTTATTTTCGTAGGGTATGTGGGTATCAGAAATAATAAGAACACTTTTGTAAATCATACAAGCATGACTTGTACCTTATTTTGATAATAATGTAAATATCACATAGCCCATAGCACTAATCAATGAGCCTGTTGAGATTAGTAAAATCTTTTCTAATCTTTTTACTCTTTCTTCTATAGAGTTTATTTTATCGTGAGTTAATTTCTGCATGATACGACAAAGTTTTTCGTGTGATTCTATTTTTTGTAATGCGTTCTGTTTAGCCATTACTTTTTCTTTTTAGGCTTATATTTTTTAACAGCTTGTGAAATAAAGATGTTTTTATATAAAGAAACTTTTTTACCAAACTTCTTATCAGCTTTTCTTTTAGCTGATTTATATGCTTTAGACTTCTTATTAAAAGACTTTGGTTTTCCTAAACTTTTAGGTCTAGCTTTTGCATATATAGGTTTTTTCATAGCCATTAGTATGTTCTCTTTCTTTTTTTCATAGCTGAATCTTTCATTAGTTTGCCATTTGGCATTCTATGATAACCCTTAGGAACTTTTTTTGTTTTCTTTTTTTTAGCCATATTAATTACTCATCTTTCCACCAGACCATTTTGCATCAGGTAATCCATTAGTATATGATTTGCCATCAAATGTTAAGACTTGTTTTCTATTATTTTTTTCAGAGTTATAGGAAACATGACACCACCCAGATGATGGTTCTCCCGTATAGTACTCGAGCAAAAGCTGGTCAAAATTACAATGATTAGAAATCCAAAGTGCAATTTCAAGATTAGATACACCAGCTATTTCAAAATCAACTGCGTTTCCTGTAGTGTGTTGTGATGTTTTTTTTGAACCTATTGCCTCGCATAATTCCTCTGATCTATAACCAGATGTAATTGTAACAGGCTTATCAAACTTTGCTCTTACAGGTTCTAATATTTCATAACAAAGATCGCCTAAGTTTTTAATTTCTCCACTACCAGCTTTATTTTTAATACCTTTTCGAGTTGCAGTTTGGCTCTTTTCAAATTCTTCTAATGTGAAATGTTTGCTTAACTGCATAGTACCTACTTTTCTTTTGGTTTGTCTGTAGCTTTTTTAAACTTAGTTATGTAATGCTGTATTAATATTTCTTTTTGTTCTGCTTTTCTTAAATGTTCTTGTTTTTCGTTACTTAAATTAGAGATGATGCCAAATAATTGTAATTGTTCATCTGACATCTTTTCTCTAGCATAGTCTTTACCATCAATAGTAATCATATAGATTCCTTAACTTGCTGTGTAACCTTGACCAGCAGTAATTGCTGAATTAGATGCAGTCATATCTTCACTACCCCAATCATCTTTAGCAACCATAATCTCTAAGTGTTCCACATTTCTGTCTACACAAGATTGTCTTTCTTCGGCTGATTCATCTGCCATTTTTGTTCCAGCAATCACTTCATTAATAAGTGTTACTGAATGACCCATAGCCGTATAGTCTTGGGCTTTATCTTCTGTTGTTCTTACCATGTTTTCTCCTATTCTGTTGCTAGTGCAACGGGTTTATTTGTATCAAGTTTTTTAAATTCATCAATAATTAATTTAGGTTCAACCATGTTGTTTCTAGGGTCATTATCAATGAATTTTTCTTCTTCCCACTTTTTTGTCATGTGGAATTGTAAATTTTTATTATGTGAGTAACCAAACTGTGTCCATCTAGTAGAACCCCAAATGACTACACCATGTTTTTCTGCTGATGCTGAAAAGTGATTTAAACAACTATCTATACACACAAAGCCCTCTGAACCTTTTAACATTTCATGTATTTGCGACCAATGTAGATCACATCTAATTGTGCCTTGATAATGTGGTTCGTTAGGTAACACACAATTAATAATAGTAGTATCTTTGTATTCTTCTAACAACATATTAACCACTTGTTGTGCTAAAAAAGGTTGGTAATTTCTATTTGGATTGATATTTTGATATTGAACATTATCTGCATAATTCCATTTAGGCTGTCCACCAGAAAACTGAATTAATATATATTTTTTTATTTCGTTTTTATCTAACCATTCTTTAACACTATCTTTATGTTGTTCTGTATAAATTTTAGGTTTTATAGATTTATTAAACTCAACATTATGTAATTCACAATAACTTTCTATTAGATGTTGTTTACCAAATTGAAAGTTAGATTTGTAAGGCTCACTATAATAAATATTATCTGATGCCATTATTCTAGGGTCTTGTAAAGGTAGTGTTTCTTCCAAAGCTAATTTAACATCTGGGTTTCCAGCAAAGCAATCTATGTAAGGTGTGTATATTTGAATTTCTGATTTTTTTCTAAGTTTAGGAATTAAAGATGTAAATGCAACACACTTACCAACTCCACCCTCAACAACATATGTATTAAGCATTAATTATTTTCTAAATCTTCTACTTTTGCTGTTAGCTCTTTAATTGCATTAACTAATACTGGTAGTAAATGTTCTGAAGTTATTTTTAAAGCATCTTCATCTTTATTATTAATAATAATAGGATTATCTCCTTCAAGTGCAAGTATATCTTGTGCTTTAAATCCGTATTTTGTATCTCCATGAACAATTTCAGTATCTCTATCTTTTTTGAAATCAAATTTAATTGGATTAAGTTGATTTACAAAATTTAAACCATGAGGAACAGCTTCAATATTCATTTTATCTCTTGCATCTGATGTTACTGTCCAAGCAACTTTTACAGAAGCATGAGTTATGTTATTGTCTCCTAATCCTATTTGATTTGATTGTGTTGAAACTGTACCAGCTGGAGAAGTTGAACGACCTGCGTGTTTTCCTAATAAAAGGTTGTTGTCTCCTGTAGTAACACATAAACCTGCCCCATCTCCCATACCTGTGTTTTGGTCACCTGAAGTAACTTTTTGTAAAGCATTTGCACCTAATGATGAATTAAAACTTCCTGTCATTGCATTAGTACCCATAGCATTACAACCCACTCCTGTGTTGTCAGAACCTGTGGTAAGACCATCCCCAGCATGGTATCCGATAAATGTATTATTAGCACCTGATGTAATATCATCTGCAACTTGGTATCCCATTGCAGTGTTGCATGAACCAGTCGTGTTCTTGCATAAAGCCTGTTGTCCTACTGCAACATTATGTGAAGCTGTATTAGTATATAAAGCTGATGTTCCAACGGCTACATTACTAGAAGCAGTGCCATTAGTATATAAAGACTGCCAACCTATTGCAGTGTTATTTGAACCTGTATTTGTTTTTAAAGCATCTCTACCAACTGCAGTGTTGCCTCCATTTGAGGTAACTGTTGCTAAAGCATTTAATCCAAAGGCAGAATTGTTTCCACCTGATGTTATAGAACACATAGCCTCATAACCCATAGCAGTGCTACCAGACGATGTCGTATTAGCTTTCATGGCTCTATAGCCAACTGCTGTTGCAAAACCAGTAGTCGTACAAGCTGCTGTTTCCATACCAACTGCTGTGTTGTTGTTAGTTGTAGATTTTGTAAGTGCTGCTTTACCTACTGCTGTGTTATTATCTCCTGTAGCGTTAGCACATAGAGCAAATCTACCAACTGCTGTGTTTTCTAAACCCTCTGTATTACAAGCTAAAGCACTTACACCTACTGCAACGTTCTGGTCGCCTGTTGTGTTAGCTTTTAAAGATTCAAAACCAACTGCTGTGTTGTTATTTGCTGTTGTGTTAGCTCTAAGTGATTCAAAACCTACAGCAGTGTTGTTTGCACCACCTACATTACATTTTAAACTATTTGAACCAACTGATACATTGCAACCACCTGTAGTTTTTAATGCTGAACCTGCACCAACAGCAACATTATCTGAACCTATACTATCTCTTAAAGCATAAGAACCAACACCAACATTATTTGCTCCAGTTATATTTGTGGTTAATGCACATCTTCCTACGGCAACGTTATCGTGTGAAGTTGTATTTGCATCTAAAGCTAAATCTCCAATGGCAGTGTTTCCATCTCCTGTCGTTATTGATGTTCCAGCATTGTGTCCAATAGCAGTATTACTTGCACCACCAGCTTCAACACTATCTAAAGCAGTATCTCCTAAGGCAGTATTGTCTGTTCCTGTGGGGTAACTACCATCTAATTTTATTGTGCCATTTGCAGTAAATGCACCTGTTGTTGAAACTGCACCTGATGTACTTATAACAACATTATCTGCTAAAGCTGAATCTAAAAAATTTACTGTGTTTGCTGATGTATCTATTTGTGCAAATAAAATATCATCTGAACCATCATGTATATATAAACTCCATGTTGTTGATGATGGAGTGTTTGTATCTAACCAGAATTGACCAGCATATTGAGTAGTAGGTGCTGATGTTCCTGAGTTATTACTTGAAATTGCTAAAAGAGCATTGTTAATATCTGCTCTAGTATTTGGGAAAGTTTGGTTTGAAATTATATAATCGTGCTGTGCCATAAAATTAATCTTATATCATTTTTATTGTTTTTGTCCAATTCCGATTGCCTGATAATCGAAAGTTCTATCAACAGTACTACCAGAACTGTTAAAAAATTCAACCACGAAAGATGCAGTTCCTTTAGAGGTAATTGTGAAAAAATCTCCCGTTGCCATGTTCTGACCAATTACAGTTAGTGATGGAGTTTGATAATACTCTGAACCAAAAGTAATAGTTTTTCCTGATGTGCTTGTTGTACTAGAAATATTACTACCTTTTTCAGTTCTAGTAGGTAAAGATAATTTAAGTGCTAATGCAGAAATTTGTGGGCTTTCTTGTGTGTTACTAGATGTTAATTTAACTCTAAATTTAACTGCTCTTGCAACATAATCTCCAGCTTTAAAATCTTGGAATGAAGTATAAGTAGAGGCGTCTTGAGAAGTTGAAACTTGTAATATTGCATTTGTATCTATAGAGGCATTAGAGCCACCATCAAACAATCCTTGCCTTGCATCAAAATTACCTGACGCAGAATCAAAGTTATTTACAAAATTAATATTATTAACAATAAATGAATCTAAAAGAACATTAAATTTTAAAACAGAATTAAAATCAAAAGCATTTGCAAAAGCATAAGTACCAGATGAAGTTATTGCACCTGAACCACCATCAAAGAAACCAAGACCATCATCAAAGTTACCTGTGTGGCTGTCAAAGTTGATAGATGTATCTAATTGTAATTTACTATCTACAGCTACAACATTAGTTTTAGTTCCTGTAAATGTAGAATGTTCTGTTAAGGTTTGTACTGTTTCTATTTTTTCTGCTAGAACTTGTGCTGATATAACTTGACTTGCAAAGTCTGTTGATCTTATTCCAAATTTATCTACAGCTTTTATAAAGTATTTTCCTGTGCCTACAAATGGAGTTGTAACACTTGTTGCTGGTCTACCAATTCTTGGAACTAATACAGTTGTGTTTGCATAAGATGTTTCATTAGTATTTGAAGTAAATCTTATTTCATAAAAATCAAGATCAAGGTTAGTTACAGCATCAAAAGAATGATAAAGTTTATCTCCAACTACATCTATTGAATAATTAACTACATTATCTGGTGGAGCAAATGCACTATTAACTTCGTGCTGTGCAGTTGTATAAGTAGATTTAACACCTACAGCATTTATTGCTCTTACTCTTACATCATAAATAACACCCTCTTTAACAGGATATTTTTCTACAATAGAATTTGAACCTCTACGCATTAATCTATAACTTGATGTAGTTGATTCTTTGTATTCCACTTCAAACTGATCTGTAAAAGCATCTGTACTTGTAATATTAACTATTAATTTAGAAACAACTGAACCATCAAATAATTCAAACAATTCATCTGATAATGATATTGCTGGTGCTTGTATTGAATTTGGATTAGGTAAAGTTGTATCTGGTATTGTTGGTATAGGATTTTTAGTATTAAAATCATAAAAATTATCTTGATGCTCAAACAACTGAACATTAACAGTTAAATCTTCGTTAATCTCAATACCTAATACTCTAAAAGGTTTAGCATTAAATCCACCACTAGCATAAGTGATTGCAACTATATCGCCTATTTCTAATTCTAAAAATTCTGATGTTAAAGTTAATTGTATTTGTAATTGGTTTCTTGATCTTCTTAAAATTACCTCACATAAAGCCTCTGCATTAAAAGTATTAGTTACATTAGGAAACGCAAAATTACCCTCTAGCAAAGTATCGTTATCTGCTGAAAGCATAGTTGCGTGTTTAAATTCTGTCACAACATTACTGTCATCTGCTGGGGGAAAAGAAACTGTATCATTCTGCCAATTCTTATATGGATTTACATAAGTTCCTATTACTCGATTAAATTTATTATTTTTTCTTTCTCCTAATACTTTTGCACCACCTACTACATGATCTGCTGTTATAGTTTTAACTGATGAACCTGTACCCTCAATTTTAAGTTTATAAACACCATTATTATAAGTAAATAATGATCGCATTGGATTTAAAAGTTTTTTTACATTATTAATTACTTTTTGGCTTGTATCTACAACAGCATTAGATTCAAATTTAATTATCTTATGTATTACATCTGTTATAGTTTTTCCATTACTAAAATTAGAGGATAAATCTGAACTAAAGCTACCACCACTTACTTTCCAAAAGAAATCTAAATTTCCTGGCCCATCATTATTTCCAAAAAACATTATAAGTGGATAAGCTGAACCACTTACTAAAGTTTTACTTCCCTCTCTACCTGTATTTCCATGTAAACCCATATTATTAACAACTAATTTAGTACCTCTAGCAGCTTCTATTTCTTTTGATAAACTATCTACAGTTTGACTTGCATCTCCAATATAAACAGCAGAACCATCATCAGAGTTTGTTTTAAATATAAAACTTGCAGAACTAGGTGCTGTGAAATACCCAGAATAGTTATGTGATTTTCTATTTCCTGGATTTACACCATTAATATTTGTTGTAGTTCCTGTAGAGGTTATAGACCTATTTGTAAAATAACTTGGATAATCTCCATGATAACCATCATAATTTTCTCTATATAAACCAGCAACTTCTGTTACAGTTGTTGTTCTTGGTTGGATTAAAGTATCAGCATCATTTGCAGAAGTTTTAAAAGATGCAAAATCAGATTCAAAAGCACTATCTGGTAATCCTTTTCCATATCTATTATTTCTTAAATAATCTAATAATACTAATGCAGAGTTTGGTGTATATTTGGTAGCACTATCTCTAGGGTCAAAAATTTTTTTACCTTTTAATGTTACTCTTACTTGTGGAATAGAACTAAATATATCTTGATTCCATTTAAACCTAAAAGCTAAATATGCAACACCACTTAATTTATGATTAGATGTCCAATTAGTAGAGTTAATTAATATTGAAGATGCAACTTGTGTGTCTGTTCCATTAAATGCCTGTACTTGTATATGTGAACTATCTTTATAAAAATTAGAATCCGATGAATTAACTTCTCTAACTACTCCATGATCTAGAGCATCTTCAAAAAAAACTCTTTTATCATCTATAAATACTTGTTCTACTTCATCAATTTCTCCCTCACAAAGAACTCCAGCCATATATAGGTATTGATTATCTGTTCCTGATGATTCTACAAATACTCTTGTAATTCCAACTTGTCGTCTGCCATAAACTACAGGGATTTGTGCATTGTTAGATTGTTTGTTAATTAATACACCTCGTTCTTCTTCTGGTGTATCAAACTCAGGAATATCAGGAATAGGTATAAGCCACCCAATAAAACTTGTTACAACATTAACAATAGCATCAACTATTCCACCCATTAGTGATAACTCCTTTTAAACTTTTGACCTACTCTATAAATACTACCATCTACTCTTAGCCAATTTATAGAATGATCTACTTTTAATTGTTTTCTAAAATAATTATAAACCCAACGCATCATTTTAAATGTATTTTTTACAGATACAATCTCGATTAACCATAAATTATTACCTGAGTTCCATTCATTAGATTTGATCTTACCTGTTTGTTTAAATCTTTTTTCTACAAGATCATGGATATAAGCCCAATTAACAAAACCAACTAATTCGTTATTATCATAAAACTTTTTATATTGATTAAGTTTTATTGATGGCTCTAAATAATTTGTTAATTCTTTACCTTTATAACGATCAAAATTATTAAATAAATTTATTACATCTTGCATTATGTTCTACCCCATTTAATATCTTGAACTGTTTGTGATGCAAATTCGAAACCTTTATCTGTTGAAAAATGTAATTGTTGTGAACCTGTATTTGTTTTTCTACCCTCTATTTTACTAAAGTCTGACCAATGAGATGCAACTACAATATTAGCATTAGAATTGTTAATACTTTCATCAATACTAAAAGATTCAATTCTACCTTTAAATAAAAGAAATGGGTCTGCAATTACTGCCTCGCTACTATTTAAAAAACCTTTATAAACTTCTGCTTCTTTCTCCATATAATTATTACTTAAAAATAAAGATATGATTGTTTGATCTGCACCTGAAAAAGATAGTGTTATATTACTAACTTCTATTTCTGATGATTCTGTAACACTAGATAATCTTGTAAATAATGATGATGCTGAATAAGTATTTGAATCGTAAGTAATATCTTTGTAATGGTCTGTAAATCTAAATCCTGTACCTACATTAATATAGACAAGTGTAACAGGTTGTAAGCTATCTGTTAAAAGTTCATTCTTTACTGCTGTTGTTAATGTTCTCGTCATATTGTTCGTAAGTTGTTTGGGTTACACTTTCTGTACCTTTTAACATAGTAAAATCGAATTTGCTATTAGGTTTCTTATATTCTTTAAGATCATTAATTTTACTATCTATTTGATCTTCATTAACAATTATTTCGGCAACAAAATCGGCATTTATTTTGTGGGTTATTTTATACTTTTTCATTATAAATTTTCTATTAGGTCTATCTGATACTTATAAAGATCATTAGTTACAATAGAATATTCTTGAATATCATTTGAAAGTCTTACAGTAAAATCTACATTATCATAAACCAATGCAATATCATTAGCTACATCTGATCTTAGAGGTGGTTCAAAAGTTAATGTTCCCTCGCCTGTTCCATCTGCATCTAAATCAGCTACTGCCATATAAACTTTATCTTGCCCAGCAAATCTAAAATAATCTCCAGCTTTTAAAATATCACTTGTGCTAGTAGCCATACCATCAATTGTGCAAGTTGTTGCTCCAGCAGAAATTGCACCATCTACACTTATAGTTCCTGATGCTACTCCTTGTGCATTTGATACTATTGGTGGAATGACAGTAAAGGTATTTAATTTTGCTCTTTGTTTCATAATAAATGCTGTAATAGGTGCAAAGTTTGATCTACTCATTGGTGCATAGTCTAAAGTTATAGTAAATTTTTGTCCGTCTATTTGTCTAGTTTGAACTCTACCAGATGTTGTTACACTAACTATAGTGTTTTGTGCCGAACCTACTTTAGCACTTTTTGCAACAGGAGATGTTGGAAATTGTCCACTCATATTATACTAATGCCTCTTTACCTTTTTCATTTAATGCAGAATTAATTACATTAACGATTGTTGCTCTGTTATCAATTAATAATTCTTTTACACCTCTAACATCTGTTGCATTTATTGTGAAATTGATATTTGTTTCTCCATCGCCTGTGCCTCTAGCTGATTGTGTTATTTGACCTGTTTGGTTAGGTATAAACATTTCTGCACCTTGTTCTCCCACCATAATTGGTTGTCCTTTAGATACAGCACCACCAGATTGAAACCCTTTTATTTTATTTACTAAACCAATACCTGTTCCAATGACTGCTCCAGCTGCTGCAAGATTAAATGGAAAAGGAACTGATGCTAATGCTTTTGCACCAGCTTTATATGCAGATATTAAACCCTCTCTAATAGCTTGAAATTTAAATATTGCTGTAGCTTTTTTTAATGCAAAGGTAACTGCTGAACCTATTAATGCTTCAACTAATGATCTTATAATAGCAATTTTTAAAGTTTCAAAACTCATTTTACCTGTCATGACAAAATCAGTTAAAGAACTTTTTAATGACTTTAATGAATCTTGACCAGCTTTTTTAAATCTATCAAAAATACTAACTTCAAATGTATCTTGTAATCCCTCTTTAAATCCACCAAATGCTTGTTCTCTTGCTTTCTCAAAAGCACTTGGTACTCCTATCGCCACTTCATTTTGAAATTCATGTATAGGAACTAAAAAAGATTCTAATTCTTTTCTAGTTTGAATCATTATTTTATGTTCGTCTCTAGCAATTGGTAAATTACCTCTCCTTAATTCTGTTGTATTTTGTAAAAGTTTTCTTTGATCTTCTAATACTTTTAATTCGCTTAATAATGCTTTAATTTTTTCTGAGTTGTCTATATCATTAACTTTACCACCCTCTACTTCTAAAAATAATTTTTGATCTTGCATAGATTCAAGTTGATTTTTAATGTCAGCAATTCTTAAATCTACATCTTTTAAATTTTGCATATCAAATAAGCCCATGCTTACTTGAACATTTTTTATCATTTCATTAATTTTATCTACTAATAAACTAACACCAGCTAATGCAACTAAACCTTTTTTTCCAAATAAAAATGCACCTATAATTCCACCTGTTCTTACAAAAGGTGGTAAAGCCATAAAGCCATCTCCTATACTTTTTAAAATTTTACCAATGTTTTGAAGTGTAGGGATTAAGTCTTTTCCTATTTCAACAACTTTAACCATTCCTTGTGCTAAATTTTTACCAACTGCTATTGCTATTTTATCTAAATCTTTTGCATTGTTTTCTAAAAATTTATCTAACTGACCAAATTGATTTTTAAGTTCTTCAAAAAATCCAGCTTCTAATAATACTTTTTTAAAATTGAAAACTTTATCGCCAATCATTGAGAGAGTTCCCTCAAATGTTTGTGCTAATTCATCAGTAGCTTTTCCAAATCTTCCTTCTTTACCAAATACTCTTTCAAATGCTTCTACTGTTTCTTCAATAGATACTACTGCACCAGCTTTAAACCCAAGCATATTTCTAACACCTTTTTCTCTAAATAAATCTGCCGCACCTATACCAGCACTAAATGATCTTTGTATTTGTTCTCCAGCTGTTCTAAAATCTAATCCTGTAACAGATGCAACATTACCTGTTATCTCTAACATTTTTTGTAAATCATCTGCATTATCTGTAACTGTTGCAAGAATACCAGCACCAGCTTGTATTTCCTCAAGTGAAAAAGGAACTTTAGACGCAAACTTAGTCATTTTTTCAAATGCTTTTGCACCCTCGTTTGTATCTTTAAGCAAGAACTTTAATCTAGTTCTTAAATTCTCTAATTGTTTTCCTGTATTGACTAAATTTCTAACTACTAATCCAGCACCTAAACCTAAAAAAGCATTTCTTAAATTAAATACAGAATTTTTTAATCTTCCTAAAGATTTTTGAACACCATTTAAAGCCTGTTTCGACCTATCCTTTGCTACAATATCTATGTTTAGTTTTTGGTTTGCCATTACTTTAAGTTCCTTGATTGTGCTAATGCTTGTTTCGTTTTATACTGTTCTTGTTCTTTTTTCAAGTAAGCTAACCAAAGATTATAATGGCTAACAGGCATATCAAGAACTTGTTGAATTGTAAGATGTAATCGTTCTGCAATAACTAACAGCGACCTAACATCTGGGTCGCTATCTACTTTTTTTCTGCATCCTCGTAATTAGTATCTAAAAGGATTTTATTAGCAATTTCTGAGATAACATTAGAATCAGCTTTTTTTCTTAATGCAAATTTATCTTCTGGGCTAAAGGCTTTTATCATATCGCCTTTATCATTTTTGACTTGCAACTTCATTATAAGCAAATCAACAAGAATAGTTAAGTCTTGAAAGTTATTAGATTTCTTAAAGATAATGTTTTTTTCTTCAAGGGTTAATGGTTCTGAATAAAACATACTCGGATTACCATGCTCGTCTTTCCACTCCTCAACTTCTATAGTTATAGTTTTAAGAGTTTCAAAATGAGATTTAACTCGATCAATTACTGACATAAATTAAGATTAGACAGTTGCTCTAGTCAATGCTCCTGTGCCTTGAAAAGTAACAGTTCTTGAAACGATTGCGTCCATAGCATTATTAACTGACATTCCTGTAATAATTCCAGTACCTGAAAATTTCTCATCTCCTGAAGCATTACCCTCTGGTAATAAAATAAAAGATATTGAAGTTCCAGCAGTTAAAGTTTGTTGTGGAGAATCAGTTTCATCATAATTCATTTCTAAAGTTCCTGAAAATGATGTTCTACCAGTTACAAATGATTTTGTACTGTCTATTAAAGCTGTATCTTCTACAACGTCAGCAGTTGTTTCAAGTGTAAATGATGTTAGTTCCCCAACAGCAGTTCCACCAGCAGTGACTACGCCTTCTTTTCCGTGATGTGTTGCCATTTTTTATCCTTGTTAGATTTTGTTGGTTTATTTTCTTGTTCTTGCTTATAGCCTAAAGCTAAAAAATTTTCAAGCTGAGTTTCGTTAACACTAACTTCATTCCCATCTTTATATAATTTAATATCTTTAGCCATAAGTCCTTTTATTACTTTTCATCTTCTTCGTCAATATCTTCTTCATCTTCATCAAAATCATCTTCAAAATCATCTTCTGCTTCTTCCCATGAACCATCTTCATCTTCTAAAGAATTTTCTTTAATTTCCTCTAATAAATCTTTTACTTCTTCACAAAGCATAGACTCTTTGTCGTGCATCTTTTCTATTTGCTCTATTTTTTTAGATATTTTATCTAATAATTTTTCATTTTTCATAATTTATCCTATGGTGTTCCAGCTTGATATTCGTACATACATCTAATAGTCATTCTTATTCCACCAACTGGAAACAAAGAACCCTCGTCAGTTTCTACTTGTATGACTTCTGTATCAAGTGCATTACTACTTCTTGTAATATCACTTTCTAATGCAGTTTCAATAGCTGTTATTAATTGATTTCTTTTAGTATCAATATTAGTTTCTGCACCTTTAACAAATCCTAGTATTACAAAATCAATAGTACCATGTCTTGTTTTAGCACCACTTCCTAATTCAGAGTCATCTCTATTTTCTTCTGATGTTTGAACTATTACTGCTGGGTATTGTTTATCTGATAATTCGTCTAATAAAAAAGGTTGTCTAGTTGCTTTTATAATAGATATTGGGCTAGATATATTAGATATAGTTGTTAATAAATTACTTGCTATGTTTTCTCTTACACTCATATTCTTGCTTTCCTAAATTCTTTTGCAACAAATCTGTTAAATTGTTTTCTTATTATATTTGCAGTTCTATCATTAAATCCAAAAAATTCCCTCTTATTTTTTCCTAATACTTGATTAAATACTGCTCGTTGCCTCATCTGTGAATTACTAAAATTTACACTTATTTTATTAGTTCCTGTTTTTTTTATAGTTCTACCAGATGGAGTTAATGCACCCAACATACGACCTGAATAAAATAAATCTACTTTTGTTGATCTACCCTCTTTGTTAAGTTTTTTTAAATAACCAGATGAATAAGGAACAAAAGGTACATCTCTAAAATCTACACCTTTTTGTGTTTTAGTTCTAATAATATCTAGTAATTGAAAACCAGCTTGTAGTATTCCTTTTTGAATTATACCTTTAAATCTTTTTTCTATTCTTTGGAATCTTTTTTGAACAAATTTTGCGTTAGTTTTAATCTTTAAATCTAAAGCCATTATCTAGTCAATCTTCTAAATCCATGTAAAGGTTCTCTTTCATTTGCAACAATAGCACCAGAATCATCTACATCATATTCAACACCATCTTCTAAAATCATTCTCCATTCGATATTGTATTGGCTCATGTAATATTCTTGCATTCTTTCAAATCTATCTTTTTCTGTTTCTGGTCTAAATTTAGTTAATGCTGGTAAATAAAATCTTCCTAAAAATAAATAAACACCAGCCCTCTCAAACTGATCTAAATTAACTCTTGTGTTATCCATTTCAGCAGTATTAAGAACTGTAATATCTGTAAATATATTTGTTTTATATACAGGCCACCACTCTACTCTTAATGCTCTTAAAATATCGTTAGTAGTTTGTGCTAAAAAATTAGTTGTTTCTGTAGCTGTTGTTGAAATACCAAAATCAAAAGCATCAGGCTGATATTTTAAAACATCTGATGTTGTAATAACATTAGCACCTGTAAAATTAGTCATATTAGAATACCCAAGATAATATAATTATAACTGCAACAGCAACACCAATACTTACTTTAGGATTTTGCTTTGCTAATTTTATATATTTTTTTACATTTTTCATTTCTTTTTCGCCTTTTTTTTCTTTGATTTAATAGGTACTACTTTTGTTTCATTTTCAAAAGTTTGATCTACTTCTTTAATATTTTCTTTAACATTACTAACAGGTTTCCACCCTCTAAATGTCCATGTGTTGATATTCTTTTTATAATCTTGTTCGTTTCGTTCTATAATTTTTTTGCCATTAGTTAGCTTCATAATACACCTCTTGTTTGGTAAGGTGGGAGTATAACCCCCACCCTACAAGTTTTATTATAGTATTGAAGAATCTGCAAGTACTTCTACACCATAAGAGTCATGTAATTCGCCAACACCATAAACTGCTGTTGCTACGATTTCATCTGCTCTTAAAGAAGCATCACGTTGAGTTTCAATC